AACGTATGCGGACCTGTACACCGTGGTCGGAACTACATACGGTTCGGGTGACGGGTCCAGCACGTTCAATGTCCCTGATCTTCGTGGCCGTGTTATCGCCGGTCAGGATGACATGGGTGGCACCTCTGCCAACCGTTTGACGGGTTTGACGGCTGGTGTCGACGGTGACACTCTCGGCGGTACGGGTGGTGCAGAGTCCCACACGCTGACAACCGCACAGCTGGCTAGCCACTCCCATGCGAACACCGCGTCTGCGTCCACCACGGTCAGCATCACCGACTCCGGGCATACGCACACCATCAACGGTGAAGGTTTGGTTGCCAATGTGCAGGATGCCCTCAACGGTGACGGGCAGCGAGTCCTCGAATCCGATTTGTCAACATCAGCATCTACGGAAGCGACCGCCTCTGCTACAACAGGAATCACCGCTACGGGTTCCACCACTGTCACGATGACGAACGCCAATACTGGGGGTGGCGAGGCCCACAACAATGTGCAGCCGACCATCATCCTGAACTACATCATCAAGACCTGATAGGCTCACCCAACAACCCTGGAGGGGAGAACGGACATGACGATGGTTTCAATCAAGGTTGCTAAGGACATCCTCGGCAGAATGATTGCCCTGTTCCTCGTCTCGTCCCTCGGCATCATCACCGGTTCGAGCGTTATAAACGCGATCAACCCGGAACAGCAGATGCCGCTGTGGTATGCAGCCGCGCTCGCAGGGTTCACCGCTGTCGCCAACGTTCTCACCAAGCTCGCCCAGGCATCCCTTGACGGGAAACTGACCGCCGACGAGGTTGACGAGGCGTTCGGGGTCAAGTCCGAAACACGGGCCGCTGTCAACGAAGCGAAGGGTTCCAACACCGAACCTGTCGTTGAAGACCCGGCTCTCTAAGGGTTTTCTTTTACTGATAGGGGCGGTTCTGCTGCTGGCAAGTTCGTCTGCCAACGCCGAAACAATACGGGTCACACAGAACAGCGACTACTGGTTCACGTTCGAGGAACCAACCCAGTTCACAGCCCGCACCCACTACATTGAAGGTATCGGTTCTGACCCGCACCTGTGGTTCTACAACGCTGACAACGAACTGATCACAGCGAACGATGACTGGTTCGGATTGCAGTCCTACATTTCTGCCCAGGTCCAACCAGGTGTGTACAGGCTCCGGGCAGGGGTGTGTTGCGGGGACCCGAACCGTTGGTGGCAGGGAGTGGAGTATGACCTGGAGGCCAGTCAAACTGCGGTGACGACTACCTCTGAATCATCCACAACAACAAGCACCACGCTGCCCCCAACCACAACGTCGGTGCCTCCAACCACCACCACGTCGACATCTACGACCACGACAACAACATCAACGGTGCCGCCAACAACAACGACAGAACCGCCAACGACAACCACCACAGTTCAGTTGGAGACAACGACCAGTTCCGTCGCGCCCACTGTTCCGCCCTCCACTTCGACGATTCCACCCACCACCTCGTCTTCAACTTCCACCACCACCACATCGTCTACCTCCACAACCTCTACGTCTACGACCACGACAACCGTAGTACAAACCACTACGACTGTTGAGGTGACCCCTGAACCAACCCCTGAGCAAGCTGCTGCTATCGCCACAAACCCGGAACAAGTTGCGGAACTGTCCAGCACCGAAGCCGAAGCAGTGTTCGCAGCCCTTGATGTGGACACCCTCACCCAAGACGAACTGATCGAACTGGTTGCTGCGGTGCAGGATGCCCCTGCCGAAGTGCGGGAAGCGTTCGAGCAGGAAGTGGACATCTTCTCCGGGGCGACAGACACCTACGTCCCGTTAGGTTCAACAGTTCCTGTCGGGACCCGCCGTACCCTGATTGTTGTCACCACCATCACCGCCGTAGTTGCGTTCGGCGCAACCCGCAGATGGTAATGTCCTACCCATGAGGAAGTATCTCGGAGCAATCTACGCCCTGCTGATGTGGGCCAGCGGCACCGGGTTCATCCTCATCACCCTGTCAGGGTCCACCTTGGAGAAAGCGTTGATGCTGTCAGGTGCGACCCTGGCGGTCATGCTGGTCGCTGTCGGCCTCGGAATCGGAATGGATGACTAGCCATGTTCGACTGGATGTCAGACCCGCAACGTGAGGCATACAAGCGGGCGATGGAGGACTACGACAAGTTCGCTGACATCGTTCATCATTGGGATCAAGAGGCGCGTCCCGCCCATGATGACATCAAGTACGACTCCAAATCGTTGGACTATTGGGATGGGGCCGACTTCTCATTCGTAGAACAGAACGCTGCGTACATATCAGTGGTTCTGTACAACGTTGACGAAGCGTTGCGTATATACGGCTCCTGGGAAGAAATCCCCGAAGACTACGACTTTGACCAGCCAGCCACCGAACCGTTTGACTATGATGACGGGAACCCTACGGGGTGGATATGCGACAAATGCAAGCAGGAGGACGACGATGCCGGGACGTAAGTACACAGGAAACAGTGACGGTCTGAGCCGTACCGGTGCGCGTCTCGGTCTGAAGAAGTTCGTCCAGCTCGCGACCGCCGAGTACGGGCTGACGAACCTGGGGACGTTTGTGAACCGTTCCATGAACAACCCGAAGGCGAAGAAGGGCGACCCGAAGTGGCTGTCCGTTCACGCCACCGGACGGGCCTGCGACCTTGGATACAAGGATCGGAAGCGGGCAATGGAACTGTGGAACCTGATGCTGGAAAACTCGAAACTGTTCCAGTTGGAGGAAGCCCACGACTATGCGTTCGACGCAGACAAGGCTGACAAGGAAGCCGGGTGGGGACGCGGGTATCGCTGCTCCCGTGGCGAAGGCGAAGCGGGTGTCAAAGTGTACGACAAGAACGACAACGCTGGTTCGCAGGGTGGACGCTGGCTCCATTTCGAGCTTGCACCCGCAATGGCTGACGATCCCGGCAAGGTTGCCGCGGTGTGGAAGAAGATTCACGGACAGGCATGATGTATGCGGCCCTGGCAGGTGGCGTTCTTTTGGGTTTCAGCATTTCTGTATGCTTGTTTCTTAGTCTCGTTTATATGGAAGTGAGGGACAGACCATGACTGTTGCCCAGTGGATCATCACAGCCGGTGGTGTTGTCGCCGCTCTCGGTGTCATGTGGCGAGCTATCGCATACCCGGTCATCAAGTGGGGTCGCCGCATTGAGAAGGCTGTGTCATTCGTCGAGTTGAACATGGTGAACAACGGCGGCGCATCGTTGCGTGACGCGATTGACCGCATCGAAGCACGTCTCACGGTTGTGGAAAAGAAACCCGAAAGTTCTACGGTTCGCAAGCGCGCCACCCCCAAAGCGAAGTAGTAATCTGACGAGTCCTATGACTCGTCGTGATGTTGAAATCCTGCTCAAGTACCTCACTAAAGTTCCGGTCCCACCGAACGAACACGACCAGTTCATACAGGCCGTGGAACGCCTCGAAGCCTTGCTCCGTAAGGGAAAACAGCGGGCGTAACACCCGTTCGCTAAGGTTCACGGCATGGATCACAACTGGTTGACCTGCCCTGAGTGCGGAAACTCTTGGCCTGAAAAAGAATCACGGTACTGTCCTGTGTGCGGCAAGAAAGGGGAAGCTGATGGAAGCGAGTGACTTCCCGGTTGTCATCGTCAAATGGGCAGACGCTCACGCCTCACAAGGAGGGTGGCTGACCCTGGACGAATACGAAGATGACGGTGAGTGCATCATCACCACCATCGGGTATTTGGTTCCTGCTGACCAGCCAGGCGGCAAGAAGGATCATGTGACTGTGTGGCAGACAATCACCGAAGGTGACGCTATCCACGGGTTCCATATCCCGGTGGCGATGGTCCGGTCGACGCTGGTTATCCCGACAGAAAAATCTGTTGACGGTCTTGACACACCCTCTTTGTAGGGTTACCATCAACCGTCTAAACAGAAGGGGGCCGCATGGCTTTGAACAGGTATCGGATTGCCAAACCCGCCCACGGTGGGCAGGAATGGTTGAACATCAGGTTCCGTGACGAACACGGAAACAAAAGGGTCAGCGCGTCAGCTGTTGCCGCGATCTACGGGTTGCATCCGTTCGTGCCGATGGACAAGTACGCTGCCGAACTTCTCGGGGATGTCGCACCTACCCCGATCCCGCCGAACCCGGCAATGGAACGCGGGAACCGTCTCGAACCGTTCGTGATGGAATGGGCGAGCGACAAGCTCGGTTTGCCGTTCATCACCCCCGAAGAAATGTTCGCCGCAGACTCAGAGAACGGGGCAAGAATGGTTGCCACCCTGGACGGGTTGTGGGAACAGGACGGCATCCGCAAGGTGCTGGAAATCAAGACCACGACCCGCAAGTGGGAGGGGCAACTGCCGGACTACTGGCGTATCCAAGGTATCCAGCAGGCCATCTGTGCGGATGTGAACCAAATCCTGTGGGCCATCTTTGATCCGTCAATGATTCTCCACATTCATGTGCAACACATCACGCAGGCTGAGATGGATGAACACATCGCGGCGGTGGAAAACTGGTTGAACAGCATCGAACTGGGGATGACCCCGACCGGGGTGAAGTGGTCGTATGAGACGGTGCAAACCCGCTACAAGGAATCGTTGAACTCCACGAGCAACATTGACCCGGTCCACAAAGATTTGTTTGACCAGTTGCGTCATGTCCGCAGCGAACTGGAGTCCTACAAGAAACTTGAAGACACCCTGAAGGCTTGCATCTGCGAGTTGATGGGCGAATCCGACACCGCTGTGATGAACGGGTACACGGTTGCCACATGGAAAACCCAGGTCCGTGACACGTTCGACACGAAAGCGTTCAAAGAAGCTCACCCGGAACTGGCATCCCAGTTCACGAAGCAAACAACAACTAGAACATTCCTGCTGAAAGGGGAATCAAAATGACAACACCAACCAACCCATCGGGTGCCGCCCTCGCGGACATCCTCAACAAGTACGGGGTCCCGGACCCGAAGATTGTCGGCAAACTCCCCAAGGGTGGCACAACCCTGGATTTCGTCGGCCATGCCGATGTGACGAAGATGCTGATCGAAGCAGACCCGAACTGGACATGGGAACCGGTCGCGTTCGACACGGACGGTCTGCCCGCGTACCGGGTGGAAAACGGGATGGCTCACATGGCTGGCTGGATGACCATCCACGGTGTCCGCCGTCTCGGTATCGGTTCGGTGCAGCACAACAAGCCTGATCTTTTCAAGGAGCTGTGTTCCGACCTGATCAGGAACTGCGCGATGCGTTTCGGGTTCTGTCTCAGCCTGTGGACGAAGCAGGAATGGGATGATGTTGCTGCGCCTGCGGTGTCATCGAAGACCATCGGTAACCGTCCGACAGATGCGAAAGGTGATGCCCCTGCGAAGCCGAAGCCGACTGCCCCGTTGTCTGATGAGCAGGTCGCCCAGTTCCGTGCCGCTTGCGAATCGAAGGGTTTGGATGCTGACGCTGTCGCTGAGGCTGCCGGTATCAAACCTGGTGAGGTGTGGATTCAGGCTCACCTGTCGCAGTTGAGGGCCACGTTCAAGGAGTTGGTGGGCTGACATGGCGAACAAGAGAACTGTTGATCCGACCGCGTCTGAGGCTTCGTCACAGATTGTTGGTATCCGTATGACCCCGACACAGTTGAAGCAGATTGCTGAACTGTGTGACAAGTTGGGGACGCAACGGTCTGCCCTGATTCGTGACCTGGTGCGTCATGCGTACAACACTGAGTTCATGCCGGAGCCGTGGTGATGGGTCGTTACGGTGATTACGCGGATGACCGTTTGCCGAAGGTGCAGCGGGCGATGGCTGATGATGTGACTTGGGGTATGACCCGTGACATTGCGACGTGGGCTGAGAAGGTTGCGTTGCTGGAGGAGCGGTGCCGGGAGTTGTCTGCTGAGGTGGCTCGGTTGTCGAACGAGTTGGCGAGACGCTGTGAGTAAAGCAAA